GCAGGATGCCGTCACGGATCAGTCGCTCCACCAGCCACTGCTGGCCCTTGCCGGTGATCAGGGGGGTGAAGCTGATCCGCCGCTCGCCGTTGCTGTCAAACGAGCTCTCCCGGGTCGCGAACAGCCCGCGGTCCACATACTCCTGCATCGGCAGGTTCCAGCGCTCCCCGCGGCAACTCATCAAGATCTTGCGTTCCCTCAGCAGGGTGAACAGGGTATTGGGGCCAAGGCCCACCGTCTTGGCGAACGCCGACAAGGTGATCCCCTTCTCCACACTGGCGATCTGCTTGGCGAACTCCACCGCCGGGGCATCCATCGCCACCTTCTGTTCCAGCGCCATCTTCTGCTCGGCCAGCTCGGCAGCAAGGCGCAGTGCCTCCGGCAGGGTCTGGGGGATCATCATCGCGGGCTGGTGGGCTTGCTGCTCCAGCTCCTGCCAGCGGCGAATAATCCGGATCCGCAACTGGGCGCTGTAACCGGCCACCAGACAAAGGGTCTCGTCCTTGTCCAGCAACAGGCACGGCTGGGTGCGACCACGGCCATCCTGGTAATCGCCTGACTTCTCAGGAGATTGAATTTCCACCAGCATCTTGCGGATATCGGCCATCACGTTGTCGTGGCGCTTTCCTGTCAGCTCGGCGATCTCCACGCTGGTCATCGTCAAAGGGGTTGCCCCCCGCATCATCAGTTCCATCACCTCACCCCCATCGACACATTCGCGGCCAGATACACCGCTAACCCCACCAGCACCACCACCATCAGGGTACCCCTCATGAAATCGCGCATGGGATCATCTCCAGCGTGGCTGGCCGCTGTTGCTGGCCGCGCAGGGCGTTTACCGCCGCCATGACTTCGCCGAGATCGGCATCCTGCACCAGGTAGTGCCCGGCACGGTGGGCGGCAGAGGTAGCCCCCAGCTGGCGCGGACAATCCGACACCTCAAGGCGCACCTGTACCGGCAGCCAATCCTTCACCTCGGGGTACACAGCCACCCGCACATGCTTGGCGGCCTTGATATCCCGCTCGCAAGCTTCACTGAATGTCACTGCCATCACTGCACCCCCAGACAACTGATGTTTGCTCTGAGCAGCGAGGCCTGCAGCGCCACTGCGTCCTTGGTGATCACCTCGACCGATGACAACTCGAAATCGTCACCTTCACCGATGCGGGCCGGCACCGGCTCGAACTCCCCCGCTTTCTGCGCCATCGTCCAGCTCCAGCCGGCGGGCGCCTCAGGGATCTCGATATCGAAGGTGCAGGGCCACATCTTGTGCAGCTGAGCCATCGCCGCATTGGCGATCAGCTCGTGTTTATTGGCCACCATGCTCACCTCCCCGCTTGAACAGTTTTTTCAGGTTTGCCACGGCGCGCTGGCCGGTCTGCTGGTAAAACTCCGGGCTGTGCTGGATCTGCGCTCTGGTAGGCAGCCCCTTCATCACCTCGGCGTTCAGGTCTTCACCGGCCATCATCCGGCGCACCAGTTGGGCATAGGCCTGATCGAACACGGCGCGGTAAGCGTCTGCGCTCAATGTCTGACGCTCCCAGCTGGTCGCCTTGGCGGCCAGCTCAACGGCGGGATGGGTGTAACGGCGGGTGCGAACCTCAACCAGCGCGCTATCCAGCGTGGGCAGGCCGAGTGACTCCGGCGTTACCTCACACCACTTGATGAACTTGCTGGTGCTCGGGAAGAAGTCCCCGCCGTGGCTACGGGCCATCCGCATCCCCAGCTGCAGCTGCTCGCGGCTGGTGCAACCGGCATCGACCAGGGCGCGGGTCCACTCGGCCAGCGCGCGGCGCTGATGGTCGTCAGTGGGGAATGCCTGTTTCCATGCCGGGAACACCGCTTTGAGCTGCTCGAACAGGGTGGCAACCATCTTGGAATCCCGATCGGTCAGCGGGCGCTGCTGCTGGGTGATGGCCTCCACGGTCGGCACAGTGGCGATCTCGTGCAGCACGGCACTGAGTGGTTTCATGGTCATCAGAAACCCTCCTGCATGCGCTGATTGAGCTCAGCGGCCGTCATGGTCTGGGTCAGGTCGGTGTGATCATTGCGGCGCGGAGTGAAGCCCTGCAGACCATTGCTGCCACCACGGTCTTGGCACTTCGACAGCCAGGCGTTGATAAACCGGTTGATGCCGGTCTTGGTCTTGCGCTTGGTGGGGTTGGCAATCAGCCAGCCAGTCATGGTGCGCAGCTCTTGAGCCACATCCACCGCCGGATACAGGGCTTGCATCTGGGCGGCAAACGACTCGGTTACCGCATGCTCCCCGCTGTTGAGCGGCATGGTAATCACCACTGGCTCTTGCGGTGCTGGCTGCTTGGCTGGCAGTGAAACAGGCTCAGCAGAAACAGATTCAATCACCACCGGCGTGGAGGCCGCGATAGCGGGCTCGGCGCTAGTGTTTTGATCTTTTGTCTTTCTTGTCTTTTGAATAGTGTCTTTTGTGTATCCCTGTTTCGGGGAAGATGCCTTCCCTGTTTTGGGGAAACTTTCCTTCCCTGTTTTGTGGAATGTTTCCCCATTTTGGGGAATGTGAGTTTGCCACTCAGAAATGACCTTGTTCGGGCCAGTTTTACGGCCACGACTGATGAGCACACCCATGCGCAACAGCTCATTCTTGGCAGTGCTTACCCGAGTGGCAGGGATATTGGTCGCCTCGGCAATCTGCTCGTTGGTCATACAGTCCATAGACTTGTTGAAGCCGTAGGTCTTGCGGATGACAGCCAGGGCCACCTTGTACTGGTGCTTGGTCAGGTCAGCCTCAATCAGCGCGTCGAGCAGGTCGTTCGCCAGTCTGGTGTAACCATCATCACAATCTGCCACCATGACCTCCTGTGGCTTCGCTGGTGCGCTATGGGCTGGGAATTGAATAACGGTGGCAAGGTTACCCATGAGCCACCTCCTGCAGGTGCTGCATCAGGCAGTTCAGGTGACGCTTGGCCTGCTCTTTGGTTGCCGGGATCTTGATGCCGCGCAGCAGACCGCCATAGACCAGATAGGACTGGCCCTGACTCTCCACCAGACGCGGGATCACAGCCGGGATCACGTTGCGCCGCTTGCCTTGCGCTTTGTCGCCAGCTTCGATACGCTTATCCATGTTGTTTTCTCCAGTGAAATCGACCGTGGGTCCGGCTGTTACCGCAGCGCGGGCCCGATTCATTTCAACGACGTTCATCACTTCGCTCCTCCTTGCACAGCCACTGGCAACGGACGAACCTGACTTGCCACTGACTCTTCCAAACTCAACAGCTCCCTGATGGCGCGATGCACCGCCGCCGTGATCGCCTGCCGCTCGATCGGGTCAATCACCCCATCCTGACGCGCCAGATGCAGCTCACCGAACACCGCCCCCACCACAGAGGTGACCGTCATCACCTGGTCAGCCAGCTCTTCCTCGGTCACCGTGGTATCCGGCAGGGCCACCAGCACTTGGCCACGAGACAGCGCCCAGGCTTGCAGAATGGCGTTGTCACCGGTCAGCTCGGTCACGGCGATCGCCTCAGACAGATACAAGTGGTGGTCTTCACACTGCGGATTGAACTTGTTGTTCAGGGTGGTCGGGCGCTTGTTGCCCATCAGTCTTGCCAGCTCGGTGACGTTGTAGCTGCGGCTCAACTGATAAGCGGCGTCAATAGGGTCAGAAAGGTGGGAGTGTTCCCGCTTCACTCTCGTGGTTGTTCTGGTGGGTTTTGTCATGATGGTCGCACCTGCTCAGTTTTCAGCTTCCCCTTGGTGAGGAGCTGGACCTGACAAGCGCGACCGTAAGGGATTTCTTCCCCCCATAGCGACACTGCCGACTTGCTTATGCCGAGTGCTTTCGCGGTCTTTGTTACCCCGCCAAAGTAGGCGATAACGTCTAGTTTCTTCATAGCCCCTCCTGTCGATGAGGAAAGGTTAAGTAAGCGCAACTCCCCGGTCAAGCACAATTAACGCCAAAAGGTTTAAATTACTTAACTATGAGCATCGGAGAACGCATCAAGCTGTCTAGGTCGCGCCTGAAAATGACCCAGCAGCAACTCGGCGACAAAATAGGCGCAAACAAGGCATCCATTTCACAGTGGGAGAATGGGGTATATACCCCTGACGCAAAGAACCTTTCCGAGTTGGCAAAGGCACTCTCCGTCTCTGTGTTTTGGTTGATGGATGGGAAGGGCGAGCCTTCTGGTCAGAACATGGAGATAGCATCACCAGACACTCACCGGATCCCGGTGATCAGCTATGTGCAGGCAGGGGTATGGACAGCACCAAACGAGATCCGCGAGTGCGATGGCAATATGGCCTACATCACCACAGACCTCGAACTGGGGGAGCGGGCTTTTGCCATAGAGTTGAAAGGCCACTCCATGGAACCGGAGTTTGTCGAAGGGGATGTGGTGCTGATTGACCCGGACGAACACCCTCACCCAGGGGATTTCGTAGTTGCCAAGAATGGTGAGGAAGCTGCAACGTTCAAGAAATATCGCCCTAGGGGAATCGGAGAGGATGGCCAAGAGGTCTTTGAACTAGTCCCACTTAACGACGATTTTCCCACCATGCGCTCGGATCGCCAGCATATCCAAATCATCGGCACTATGGTTGAACATCGCCGAAGAAGAAAGCGCAGATAACAATTCCAATGTATCACCTTGCTGGAATAGTTTGGGGTGATTGAAAACTGTTATAAGTGAAAGGACTGAACAATTCAGCTCTTAATAGACAGCCAATTAAACAACCATAAATTCAACAATGGTGTCTTATGCTTTTATTTTCTATAAGCTAAGAAAAATCTGTCAAAATAACATTGGTTCTAAAAATAAAAACAAAGGATTAATATGAAAACAGTTCAACCATTATTAATAACAACCCTAGCTATTAGTGTTCTCAGTGGTTGTGCAGTGACGCTGCCATTCAACAACCGCCTCTCATATCCAACATATCAAGAACTCCAAAAAGAAGCTGTAGATAGAGATTTGCCAGCGGTCATGATCACATGGGCCCCATCAAGCTTCCCAACCAGGATCGATGTTCAAGGTGCTTCTGGCTATGTGGGCAGCGCATCCCAAACCCGGATTCCGACCGGTGTCGCCATGGCAGCTAGGATCAGTGAAGCCATTAGCGCTTTCACTCAGGTTTCTCCAAATGGTCTTCCTTTACTGATTGATGTTATTGAAGCAAAGTCAAAATTCGAGTATTCAGCTGGCGTATTTAATGTAACCCCCTCTCTAGACGTAGGTGAGATAACATTCAAAGCCAAGCTTACCTTGGGCAAAAGTCAGTGGGTGAAAACCTATTTCTCACGTAAAAATGATCCATCCATAGGCGGTATGAGCGCTACAGGTATCTTGGAAGCAGCTTGGGACGATGTTGCCTCCCAAGTGGCTAGAGATGTTGCAAAACAACTTCAGGCCGTGAAATAGAAACTACTGCACTCAAGCCCACCAGCACGGCGGGCTTTTACCAACAGTAGTGTTAAGCATTCACAACATCAACCTTTACTTTAGCGTTTGGATGACTTAACTTATCCCGTACTCATCAGTACACGGGATGACCCATGTCGAACCAACACCACCAAAAGCGCATCTACATCGCCGGCCCCATGTCCGGCTTGCCTGACTGCAACCGCCCCGCCTTCCATGCCGAGGCCAACGACCAGCGTGAGCGCGGCCATATTCCGCTCAACCCTGCCACCCTCCCAGAGGGCCTGAACCAAGCCGAGGCCAAGCCCTGATCCGGGGAGCGGGTCGCAACGAGTGAGAGAAATATTATGAGAGTTGAAAAGTACCGCCACGAAGAAGATTGCAGCGTCGAACGTGCTGAAAAAATAGGATGGCCAGTCGCCGAGCTGTACGACAGCGAAGGGGATAAGGTCTGGACGTTCCCCGACAGCTTCACTGATGAACAGATCATGGCCTCCCTCGCTTTTGCCAATCACGCCTTCAAGGTGGGCATCAGCATCGGAATCGACCGCAAAGCCGAAGAAATTCGCCGCGTCCTTGGTGTATCTGCTGCGGCCTAAGAAAGGAGTTGGCATGAACCACTACGCCCAAGCGCTGGCCGAACTGCAGGCCCATCCTGACCACGAACTCAAGCAGATAGGCGACCAATGGCAAACCCCAAAGGCGCTGGCCTGGGGCCTGTTCCACAAGTTCGCCCCCACCCTGGGGCCGGTGGTGCTCGACATGTTCGCCGACGACTGCAACCACCTGCTGCCGCACTACTACGATGCCGCAGACAACGCCCTGACCCAGGAGCTGGCCGCCGACCTGCGCCGCCTGGGGGGCGCCGCCTACGCCAACCCGCCCTACTCGCGCCCCTGCACGGATAGTGAGGGGAACCCCATCACCGGGATGGAGGCCATCCTCAACTACTGCCGCGAGCAACGGGCGCTGGGCGCCAAGATCATGTTGCTCATCAAGGCCGCCACCAGCGAAACCTGGTGGCCAGAAGATGCCGACTTCATCCAGTTCATCAGCGGCCGTATCGGCTTTGAGGTGCCGAGCTGGTACGTGCCTCGCGATCCCAAAAAGGACAAGCCCAGCTCTAGCGGCTTCGCCTCAGCCGTGGTGATCTTCGACGCCGGCTGGCAGGGCGAGCGCCGCCCCGAGGCACGCCTGCGCCGTGACGACCTCATCACCACCGGCACCATCATCCTCGACATGATCCACCGCCAGGCGGTGGAGCTCACCCTGGCCGCCGATCACGTTATCCGTAACGCCACGCCCAAGCTGACCCCCGTGGTCACCCAGGAGCAACCCGCCGAAACAGAACCGGCCGCGGGGGAACCACCAGCAGCCGACGATAACGAGGCCAGCGCCGCGGAGGCGGCTGAGCTGGAAAGTCCACCAGCCACCGCCCTTGAGATAGAACCCCTGCACGACTGGCAGCAACACCCGGCCATCAAGTCAGTCATCTACCAGATTGATGAGGCTGACCTGCTGACCCCGGCCAACACCCGACTGCTGGCTGGTTACATCCGCGATCTGCAGGATGGAGGGATTGGCCAAGAGCCCATGCTCAAGGCTGCGACCCAAATGGCCAAACACCTGCTGGGTTTGGCTCACGATCAACTGCCATTGACCTTGGATAACGGGGAGGCCGCATGAGCAACACACTTCGTCGTTCCCGCGCCGTCAGGGCCAAGGTGACCGGGGCCCCGCTCAATCTGGAGTTTGCCATCAACGTGGACTTGTTCGCTGGCGGCGGTGGCGCCAGCACGGGGATAGAGCGTGGGCTGGGGCGCCCGGTGCACATCGCCATCAACCACAACCCCAAGGCGCTCTCCATGCACCAGGCAAACCACCCGGAGGCTCTGCATCTGCAAGAGGATATCTGGGCCGTGGACCCGGTTGCTGTGCTGGCAGGGCGCTCGGTCGGTTGGCTGCACGCCAGCCCGGATTGCACCCACCACTCACAGGCCGCCGGCGGTCAGCCGCGCAAGCAGGAGATCCGCAGCCTGGCATGGGTGATCACCAAATGGCTTGCCCTGAGCAAACCTGCCGTGCTTTCCATGGAGAACGTCAAGCAGATGCGCACCTGGGGGCCCCTCATCGCCAAGCGGGACAAGGCCACTGGCCGGGTCATCAAGCTGGTCGAGGTTCAGCGCGGCAAGAAGACCAAGATCGAGCAGCATATCGCCGAGCCCGGGGAGCGGGTGCCACGCCAGCAGCAATACCTTGTGCCGGATCCCAAGCGGGCAGGCCAGACTTGGCGCCGCTTTCTGGCCAGCATCGAGCGCATGGGGTATGAGCTTGACCATACCGTGAAGAATGCAGCCGATTACGGTGCGGCCACCAGCCGCCAGCGCCTCTACCTCGTTGCCCGCCGGGACGGGGAGCCCGTTTGCTGGCCTGCTCCGACTCATTGCAAGGCCCCGGCACCAGGCAGCCACCTCAAGCCTTACCGGGTGACGGCGGATCACATCGACTGGTCGATCCCCTGCCCCAGCATCTTCCTCACCAAGGAAGAAGCCCGGGCACAGGGCCTGAACATCAAGCGCCCACTGGCCGATGCCACCCTGCGCCGGATAGCAGAAGGAGTGATACGTTTCGTTATCAATACTCCGGAGCCTTTCATTGTGAATACGAGAAATGGTGAAAGGGAAGGACAACAGCCAAGGTGCAGGAGTATTAACCAGCCATTTTGGACTGTCACTGCACAAGGCTCTCAGGGTGCATTGTGCATGCCTAGGCTAGCCCCACTCGAAACCCACTTTATGATTCAGGCCAACGGCGGGTTCAACACCGTGCCGGCCAGATCCATGACTGACCCATGCAGCGTCATCACTTCGAGCGGTAGCCAGCAACAGCTGGGTGAGTGCGGCCTGACACCGGAGCAAGAAGCCGGGGCCCTGCGGGTCAGCGCCTTCCTGATGCGCTACTACTCGAGCGGCGGGCAGTGGGGGGCCGTCACTGAGCCGATGCACACCATCACCACCAAGGACCGGCTGGCACTGGTGACCGTGACCTGGTGCGGCAACACCTGGGTGATCGTGGATATCGGCCTGCGCATGCTGGTACCGAAAGAGCTCTATGGCTGCCAGGGCATGCCGCGCCACTACATCCATGACCGCGGCCACGACGGCACCCCGCTCTCCATCACCGATCAAGTGTTGATGGTGGGCAACAGCGTCAGCCCGCCGCCGATGGCGGCCATCGCCAGAGCCAATAACCCGTACAAGCACCTGCAGATCAGGAGGGCAGCATGAGCATCATTCAGGAGGTTGCCGAGTGGGTTCATGCCCGAACCGGCGGCGCCATCAGCGCAGAGGTGGCAGCGGCCTTCTCCCTCACGGTCAGCAAGGCCAGCATCGTGATGGGCCAGATACACAGGGAGGCCCGCTTCACCACCCGGGTTGAGCACTTTTGCATGGTCGGGGAGAACGGCAGAGGGCGGCACACTCGCCGCCTCTTCGTGGACCAGGTGCGGGATCCGCAATGGCACAAGACGCCAGTGATCGGCATCAACGACGAGCAGCAGATTGTGAGGTTCGACAGCATTGTCGAGGCGGAACGAACAGGCGGGTTTGTGCGGGTCAGCATCACCCGGTGCCTGAACAACTCTCAGGCGACCCACGGCGGCTATCGCTGGGCGGTCGCATCAAGCGAACAGAATGGTTAGAGGAAAACACGACATGAACGAAAGAATTCTCACCTGTGTGTATTGTGGCCACGAATATCCGCAGGATACCCCGGCACATGGCAGCCAAGTCCTGACCG